CCGCATGTACGACACATTTCATCTTTTGCCAACCCCATGTTTCACGTAGGTTTGTCGCACCGTAATGCTCAAGCACAGGTTGTATGCTGTGCTTATCCATTAGTACCCTGCTTCTTCTAGTAGTTTAAACCACTCCGATACTGGCATAGTAGCGTACCACTTACCAACGTCTAGTGTTCCTGTCTTCTTATGTATGACAACACCAGTCTCAGCCTTGTCATTAGCCATCTCCACCTCAAGTTCCTTGAGCCATGCAGATAACTTCATCTCTTTGTGATTCTTAACCTCAATAACAACGGCAGGTAGACCAGCAATGTCACCACGGTCATTGACACCATTGAGTGCACGTCTCTCAACGTGCTTACGTCCCTTACTTACAAGCCAATTAACAACAGCAGTCTCAGCAGATGTACCCTTTATCTTACTTTTGTTCATGTCTTATCCCGTCCGCTATCATTGCAAACTGTAACTGCTCTGCTACCCACTCTAGTGCACTGCACGCCTCGTGTAGGTCTTGCTCACAGAAATCATCACCTATGTCACGGATAACTTTAATGATTTCATAGAAGGATACGTACTGCTCCCCGTCATAGAACACACGAGATATGTGTCTACCTTCCATTTAATAATCATCTCTGTCCATGTATAAAAGTAATCCCAATATTGCCGTAAGTACAATGACTATCAACCATTCCACCATTGTTCCTCTTCCAAGTTCTTTATGAATACTACAAGTTCTTCCCATGGTATGCAATGTTCTATGTCAACAACGTAGAAGTTATCGTCATGTCCACGGTACTTGTCGTGCAGTTGCTTGACTGTCCACTTGTCTTTAGTAGATGTGAGTAGTCCAAACATAGCCTTGGTCTGAGCAGATACCATGACGTAGGCGTACGGCTTCTGTAACTTAGCCTCGTACCCTGACACAGTATCAACGATGATGTTTCCCCATGGGAAGTCCTCTAACCTAGTGAACTCTATGTTGCGTGACTTAACCTCAAGACACTCACCTGAATCATCAAGAATGATGTCCTTCTCGGTGGCTGTCATCTCTGGTATCTCTGCGAATGAAACAACTATGTACAAGTCAGGCACTGTACAACGTACGCCGTTTAAACGTAATCGCTCCGCAACTATGTCACCATACTTGTGACCCTCAGTCATGGACTTTACGTAATCAAAGGTCATGTTACTTTGCTTTTCCTTTTAAGATACCGTTACCACTAAAACTATTTCTTTTATTGTAATCAAATGGTTCACCTGATTCGGCAGCACGTACAACTTTCCAATCACTAGCGTGTTGCACGCCCATCATGGCAAGTAGCGACTGTATTACTCTTCTGTCATACTCACTGTCAGCATCTACTGGAAGCCAATTACTATTCTTCTTTATCCACTGATATGTGTATTCAATCTTGCCTTCGTATGATGCAGTTCTGTTCATCGTGCATCCTCTAGGTCTGCAATGAACATATATTCTGGCAAGAACTGCAACCACACTGGGTTATTACCCGAAGGGTCAGCCTTACCATAACGGTTTTTGACACTGGCAACACCAAGCATTCCGTCTTGTTGTCCCACCGTAAGAATGAGGGCTGGTAGTTGGTTAACCATTCCTTGGACTGCTGACCTAGGCTGACATGGCGTACCAGAATATCCTTCTTTAGTGTGATGCAGTACCACAACAGCGGCGTTCGTATCACGTGCCAGATACTTAAGTTCCTTGAGCGCACTACGCATAGCACCAAACTCTTCGCCACCGTCCATGTTAATGTCCATTAAGTTATCAACAACAATTAGTGCAGGGCTTTCGCCAAGTGTTTCTTCTAGTGCAGTTACCTCATCATCCAAGTCGTTTAAACTAGGTGATGAATCAAATGACCAGTAGATGTGCTTGGCTTGCGCCAACTTCTGCTTGGCTAGGTCAGGGTGTGAGCATTGGTATCTGCTGACACGTACAGTGTTGGTGCTTGCATACGTAGGGCTAGTGCTAGGGCAAGCGTTGACTTACCAGCACCAGGTGTACCTGCGATTAGTGATACTTCCGAACGTCTAAAGATAATCTTGTTCTCTTCAAACGTGCGAAAGACTGACGGCATTGGTTCTCCACCAATGTCCGAACGTCCTACGGACCTGCTTAATGTTTTCATTTGTCCTCCTTGTTAAGCGTGGGATGTACTGACTTGCACAGTAAGTAGGCTTTCGGACCTACACCCCTATCTGTACTGACTGGCTTCCCCTCCAGCAGGACAGACATTTGTTATTCAGTTATGTTTTCCTAGTAACTCGGTACTAGAAACTGTTCCACTCTGGTGTGTTGCGGTTAGCAAACGAGGCAGAGCATTGGTCAGCGGTACCCTTAGGGGTTGGACAGAAGTATCCACGCCATTCACCCTTAGCACCGTTACCTGTGCGCTTGACCATGGTTCCATGGATGCAAGCCTTGTCACCTGCACTAGGTGCTGATGCCTGTACTGGTGGTGCCTTAGGTGCAAATGCTGGTACTTCCGCAACAACTTCCCCACCTAGGGATGCTTGGACGATAGCAACTGGGTCGGTTGCTAGTACACGTGGTGTTGATACACCAGTGAATGCTTCTTCAAGTGTGCTGATTGCATCAGGTGCACCCTGTGCTACTAGCGCATTGACGTTAGCGATTAGTTCTTCGGCACTGTCACTACGTGCTGTGATGATTGTGCCCTTGCTTGTCTTTACGTTTACAACGTAGTTCTTTTCCATTACTTGTCTCCATTCTGGTACTTACAATCGTTTGTAAAGTTACACATCTTGCAGTGGTCAAAGTTTGGTATAAAGATACCATCCCTCCGAGCCTTGTCAAACATTCCTACAATCTCGGAGACACGCTCACGTGTCCACTTGTCTAGGTTGATTAACTCTGATGTTGCACCCTTGCGTGCGTCCCAATAGATACCAAACTTCGGACGGATGCCGAATGTTTCCTCCATTGCTACGGCATAGATGCCTAATTGGAAGTCCGATGACGGCATACGTGCACCAGACTTGATATCTAGTACCACTAACTCACCAGTTGGTAGTTCCATCATGCGGTCAAGTGCTCCCTTGACCATGACTCCATCTAAATTTATGTTGAACACAAGTTCAATGGCTGGTACACCTTGAGGTGTGACCCATAGTTTGAGATGCTCTGACTCACGGAATGTAATCCAGTTGTTTAACATACTCAAGCCATTGGCTTGCCACCATGTACCGTCTTCCTTATTAGGATTGGCTATGGTTGAGCGACCACCAGCACGCCACTGGGATGTGTCTTCCTGCCCCTGTACGGCACGCTGACGGGTTACATTGGCTTCCCAGTAGGTAGACCACAACTCTTCAGGTGTTTGGGCTACAGGAATTAATTCTTGCTGTGACATTATCGTCCCTCAAGTTCCCATAGTTGACGGTCATAGGCTTCGGTTGCTTCGTGAACAGCAACACCACCAGCCAACCACCATGTCTGACCTTCGGATACGTTCAATGCTTTCTGTAACCAATACTTATGACCACAGGAATTGTAAGTTCCTATCTGGCTATGGCTAACGTGTGTGGGTAGTTCATACCCATTGACCTTAATCAACTGTCCTCTGTTTCTAATGTTCGCCCTTAAAGGCGAACCTATTATTGGTTCTGCCTTAGCAGAACACGTGTTGTTGTTGTGTTGTTAAGTTATAGCCCATGTTTGGTGGTTGTCAAATCGTAAACGGCATGTCGTGGGAGCAGTGATGAAACATGGAGGTGAAAAAATCACCGCTCAACCACGACAGCCATACTTATTTTCCCATAAGAATTACCTTATGTCAAACAAGTCTCCTTGTATTTCGTCAGTATCTGCGAACACCTTGGTAGGTGCAAGCAGTTTAAATACCTTGGCTATGTCACCCTGCTTGAGAGCACGGATGTTACCTCGTCCCTCGTAATCCTTGGTAGCCATAGTCTCTGACTCATACGCACCGAATAGAAACTGTCCGACACCTTGATAGTTCACACCTACCACGTAGAGTTCACGGTCACGGCGCATGTCATCTATCATCTTCCAGATAATCTCTGCTAGATACACCACGTCATGGTGTTCCTGCTCAAGGACATCAGCGATAGCCTCTAGTTCTTTCTTACGTGTCCTCATTGTTTCTCTGCTAGGTATACAAGCAACAGGATGAATGCGAACATCAACCAGTCAAGCACTTCACTAATCATTAGGTTGCCCTGCTAGTAGTTCTTCCTCTAATAGTGCACCTTGCATGGTGAATAGCAAGCGTTCAAATGTCTTGCGGTGCATAAAGAAATGCGTGTTGCCTAGGAATACAGATGCGTGGTCAGGTTCAACCTCAACGTGTATCTCTTCGTATACGTCATTCTCTTTCTCAACTGTACTAATTACCATTACTTCTTAGTCCAATCATTCTCTGGTAGATTTAATCTAATGTTTAGTTTGTTGCGGATAACACGTCTCTCATACGGTGTAGTGCCACCCCAGAAACCATACTTCTCGTGCTTGATAGCGTAGTCAGCACACTCAACTAAGATGTTACAGTTGGAACAAAACTCTTTTAAGTCTGCTACCTCCTGCGCTGTGGTCTTGTTGTCATAGTCCTGATAGAACACATCCACACCCATGCGTGCACAGTTCTGTGTGCCGTCATACTTGGGATACTTTATTTCATTCCTCATCTAAGTCCACCTCTATCTCCTCTGAATCCGTACAGCCGTGCTCATTACAAGTCCAATAGTGGTAACCGTCACGGGTATCTTGCCACACCCAGTCGCAGTGCATTGTCTCACTCATTGTCTGGTCTCCCCTCGCAAGCGTGCCAAGGGTCATTCAATCCACACCGCTTACATACATACACATCCTGTGTGTATACGGTGTGTAGTTCATCATCATCTAATTCATACGGTGACATCTGGTCTAGCCTCCTCAAGTACGTCCTGTGCATACCGCAACATAGCGTGTATCTCATCATCTGTACTTATGTAGTCAAGGATTGAGAGTTTAAGTATCGCATCACCTAGTTCATCCTTAAATTCATAGAATGTAACCGTGCTCTTATGAAAGTCCACGATAGGTATGTACCCATACTCTGTGTCTGTTGCGTTGTTGATACTGAATCCGAAACCGCTATCTCTATCCCAACTATCACCTATTAGTTGAGACATAAGGATTCTATTGGCATAGTCAGGGGCTTTAGACCTGATACCTGCTTTCCAGATAGCACTCTTGAGGTCATTGTGCCACGTGTCACCGCCCCAATGAGAGTACAGGTACAACACGTCACCGCCCTCATCTACTACACCGAAACTAAACCTGTCACCCATTGTTCATACCTCCTCTGATTACAATGTATTCGTCATACGTTTCGTCGCTTGCCATACGTACCATTAGTTCATCTAGTCGTGCGAACACGTCTTGCTCTCGCTTGAATAGTTTCATTACATTTCCTCCATACTATTTTCTTTAAGGATAACGGCTAACGCATCCTCCATTACTAAGTAAATCTCTTTATGTACAGCGTAGTCAGGGTCATCAGGGTAAATCCATTCCTGATGTTCGCTGTCATAAAAAAGCCTGTCATTTAAATCTTGCACCGTATCAACATCAACCTCCCATTGTTCGGTAGATGAATCATACATAACTACGTATTGGTATTGCGCCATTATTTTTCCTCCTGTTTAACGTCACACCCATACAGGGCGTGACTTTCCAATGTATTCCAACACTTAACGCATAGTTCTTTTATCATTATGCCCATACCTCTTTACCGTACACGGCTAGTTGAATGATGATGTCACCAACACACCCGTCCCACCTCTCGGTGTCTAGGTCAATAGCCCCACCGCAAGGGACGTGGCTGTAACCCTCGGTCATAGCGAATTGGAAAGCCTTAACTAAATCGTCAATAGTTAATCGTTTAGTTAGCCACTTGTCCTGATTCCACCCCTCTTCTGTATCCTTCTCGTCCACATACTTAACCTCTGCCACACCTGGCGTGTCCCAATCACCCTCAATAAAGTCAAGGGACATAAACCAGTTACGGGCTACGGGGTCATTCTCAAATCCGCTACCCCAAATCCCTGTCCATAAAGATTCATCTTTAATTTCATAGGTAGTAGTGGTGGTTAGTACCTCATCTTTAGTTACCGTTGTAATCGTTGCCATTAGTTCACCTCGTTTCCATAGAATTCCATTTGTTCATCATTCAATTCGGTGTCCTCTACCTCACCGATAAAGAACATAAACTCTCCCTCATTAAAGTTATCCCATTGGTGGTCATTTAACTTGTAAAGTTCTTGT